TGGATTTCATCCCGTACAGTCGGCCAGTTCTGCAAGTATGCAAGCACGATCCTGCCAGGGTTGCTGTCTGCATCTACGGTGTACGTTGACGCTGACAGCGTTTGTGTCGCACCATCGCCGTCAATGTATTGGATGCTGCTGACACTCGATAGTGGTGCTTTGGGCAAATACAGTTCTGTGAAGAACCCTTTACGCTTCAGCACCCAGGTCGCTTGGATGATCTGCCGGCCTGTGTAGTTCTCAATGAAGTGCCTTGCAGCCAGGATCAGCGAAGTGATCAGCGTGTCATCGTCTGATGTATCCACACGCAGATGTGACTTGGCCTCAGTCAGCGTGATAGGCTCAACGCCAGGCCCACTTGAAAGTGTCACTGCCATCAGGCATCATCCCCTGCCGGCTTCTTCTTGCGTGTCGGCTTCTTCGTTGTTGCTCGTTCAACAGCAGGCTTCAGGCTTGCTGTTTCTGAATGCTCGCATGTTTGGCACTGGCCGCATCGGCCATCATCACAGATGGCCCAGCCAGCATTCAGCAAATCATTTGCGCCCTGGCCGGACATCAACAGGGTTTGCCCCTGTGTGAACTTGCGGCCGCGCCATTCGCAATCTTTGGTGATTGTCAGTTTCATATCGTGCCCCTGAATGGGGGGGCTGCACGTTGCAACCCCCCCATGTTCAACTCAGGACATCAACGGCATCAAGCCATTGTGAGAATAGAACCAGCGTCAGCCTGGACAAGTGCGCCATCAAGACGGCGATATGCCCGGAATCCAACGTAGCCGTTGCCGGCGTACAGTTCATCAAGACGCTGCACCTGGATGGAACCTCGATCTGCAATATAGAAGTAGTCGAAGTTGGCAAGGCCAAGTGAAATGTTGCCAGTCGTTGCCGCCGGCATGTTGCTGTTGGCATAGATCGGCATGCCAAGCAGCGTGTCGGGCTGTCCAGCCTGGAGGCCGGGCTGCCACATGTAGTTGCCGGTTCCTGCGCCGCCAGAAGTGTCCTTCAACTGGCGAATCAGTTTGATGGTTCCATCAGCAGCGAACCAGGCACAACGATTGCCCATGCGGTACTCGTTGGGCAGTTCGTGGTATACGTCAATCACTTCATCAGAAGTGATTGCAGCAGCAGCAGCCGCATCCGTGTTGTTGACATTGCTGGTGTTGATCACGCCGGTTGGCTGACCCGAACCCGAACCCGTGAGGAAGTACTGATCTTCAGCAAGGCCGAACGCACGACCGAATGCCTGGGAAAGATAGGCCGACAGGTCGAACTCGCTATCCCAAAGAAGTTCCTCAGAAACCTTCACAAGCGTTGCAAGTTTGTAGGATGACAGCGTGGTTGAACCGAATGCCGGATCGGTTTCCCCGTATGCACCTTCTTCAGCGACGATTGCAGCGGCAACCTTGGTGGATTCCACTGGAATCTTCATGTCACTGTTGGTGGTGATGACCCTGGACAGACCGCGAACGAATGAAACTTCGTCAGCCTTCTGAACGATTGCATCGCCCATTGCATCATCAACGATGTTGCCGCCTTCGCTGGCCGTGCCGACTTCCAAGGCACGCAGTTCACCAGCAGCACGACGACCGCCGCGCAGATAGCCCTGGAAGGCGTTGCGGTACTCGTCGGTTCCATAGGGGCTGACGTTCTCAGCAACTACCGCTTCCATGTTGGTGGTAGGCTCAAATCGCGTGACCCTGGTTGAAGTTTCGGACAACTTTGAATCAAAGCCGCCAAGCCGTTCTTCACGCTCGATGGTCGATGACAGTGCATCGGCATCCTGCATGATTGCATCAAACTGTGCTTCTTCCTCTGCTGTGATGTTCCGGTTGTCGGCATCAGCAACATCAAGGATTGCCCTGGCCTGCTTGACCAGTTTTGCGCGTTCTTCGCGCTTTTCTTGAATGCTCATTGCATCCCCCTTGTTGGTATTTTCAATGATGGCCGCGCAGAACGCAGGCACATCGACAAACTGAAATGTTGACGGTGTGCCCGCGATGGCGTGCTTCACATGTCTGTGATTGCCTGGAGGGTATGCAAAGGCATCCAGGCCCAGGTGATCAATCACACAAATACAATACGGCAAGCCGGCAGGGTTTCTGCCGTTTGTCCGTATGCATCATTCTGATTCTGCAATACGCAGTTTTGCCCTGGAGTGTGCCATTGCATCAGCCCTGCGTATATCTTCATCGACTTCAGCCATTGCCATTTTGTGATCGTCCAGGCTACGCAGCGCAACTTCAACGCTGGAAGCAGTATAGGCCGGGAACGTCACAACGCTGACATCGAACAGGTCCATATCTCGAACCGTCCTGATGTTCTCGCCGTCCCGCATATCCCAATCCTCATCCCGAACGACGAACCCAAATGACATGCCGGAAACGTCGCCTCGATTGATGCTTTCCATGATGTCACGGCCCGCCGTGGTGTCAGCCGGATCGATCTGCACACGCAAGCCGTGGTCATCTTCGATCATTTCCAGCGTGCCACTGGTGCTTCTGCCAATGATCCTTGATGGATCATGGTCAACCAGGGCACGAACGTCCTGATTCATTTCCAATGCACGCTTGAATGCTCCTGGTGCGATCTGCTCCCTGAAGCCGCCCAAATCCTGGCTCAACTCATTGAACACAGCGGCATACCCAGTGATCACTGGCCGGCCCTGTTCTTCGTTGCTGTCAAGCCTCAATTCGGCCAACTCCATGGTTGCCGTTCTGTATTCCATGTTGCTGTTCTTGATCTCTTTACTCATCGCTGTCCCCTTTGCTGCCCAGCAGCCTGTATTCAATGTCGTTCCTTGAAGCGTTTGGCAAGTCTGAAATGACCCTTCGCAACTCTGTTGCTGCTTCAATCGATGTTTCTGCTTCCTTCACAATCAAGCCAATGCCCCGCAATGACTCATGTACAACAAACGCTGCCAGTTCGCCGGCTTCAATCCCTGCATCGCCCGCACGCCCCTGGGCAATCATCAGCGATTCAATCACTGGTGTATACGCTTCACGCAGCACTGCTGCATGCTTGTCATAGTATTCATCCGCCCAGGTCAGGAACGCAGCACCATCGTCTGCCTTTTCCAGGTGCTTCTTGACTGCCCTGGTCAATGCAGTGGCTTCAACCTTCGCAAGCCGGCGTGCAGTCGAATGAATCAGCGGCAGCAACACATCCGTTGCCCGGCCTTCTTCCTCGACTTCAGATTCCGTTTGCCCCACTTCAGTCATGTTCAGCGGTTGCAGGTACGCATCGCCGCCGTCGACCGATCCAAGCCCTTCAAGTTGCCTGATGTCATTGACTGACAGCCAGCCGCCTTCGCGTCCAATCTTGTAGGCGTTGTACCTGGTTGTGGTATCACCACGCAGCAATGCATCGGCTGTATGCTCGATCCTGTACCTGTTTCGATCAGACAGCAGTTTCCTTGACAACTCCTGCTCCCACTTGATCAGCCAGGGACGCAGCGTGTACTGCACGAAATCAATCGACATTTGTTCGATGGATGCGAATGATGCGCCGCCCTCCAGGTCAGCCAGCAGGTGTGGCGGCACGCGATAGATGCGTGCAATTTCACGAACCTGGAAGGCCCGCGATTGAAGGAACTGGGCATCTTCTGGCGGTATCGACAGGTGATTCCACTGCATGCCTTCTTCAAGGATTGCAACCTTGCCGGCCTTGTTTGCTCCCCTGTGCATCGTTCCCCATGAGTCACGCAATCGCTGGGCTGCTTCTGTACTCAACTGACCTGGATGCGACAGGACGCCTGAAGGCCGTGCAGCGTTGCCAAAGAACGATGCACCGAATTCTTCAGCAGCCAGGCCCATACCGATGGCTTCCCTGAACAGCCTGATTGGGCTGTACCCCTGCAAGCCATCAAACCCCAGGCCGGCAATGTGGATGATGTCATCAGCCAGGATCGGGCGCGGTTCACTGTCCTGCCCCGTGTACACATAGACGATCTGCTCATCAATCCTGGCAATCGATACACGATCAGGCCGGATCGGGAAGATGGCAACAGGCCGACCGGCGCCATTGCGTATGATCTCGCTGTACCCGTTGCCGTATGTCAGCACATGCCCCATGATCGTCTCACGCCAGGCATAGGATGATTGCTCGCCGCTGGGTGCATCGTGCAGAAGCCTGTACAACGGGTGTGCCCTTGCCGGCGTCGATGATGTTCCATCCATCTGATGAACCTTCAACGGCAAGCCGGCGATTGATTCGGCAAGCACTCGAATGGCTGCGTATACCGCCGTGAACGTCAGCCCTGTATTCACGTTGATGTTCTTGCCGCTGGATGACTTCCCGCCAACTGATTCATTCAGCCAGGAGTCAGCAGCCATCAGGCTTGCACGCTGTTCTGGTGCTTCTGTTTCCCTCGTTTGTTCTTCGTTGCTCATAGCGTGATGATTCCCCGTTCGTCGTAAATGGTCCCGTCTGATTCTTCTTCGCCTTCTGCGTTCAGCAAGTAGCCCGCCGCCATCACCAACGCAATCACGCCATCAATCTTCTCGTATGACTTCTTCTTGCTTGCCCTGATGTCATCATGGGCATTCGTTTCAACCTGGACATTCGAGAAGCACCAACGCAGCACAGGGTTGCCGTTGTGCACTAGCCGCTTGCCCAAGATCAACTTCTCAATATGCTTTGTCGGCCCTGACATTGCCCTGAAACCCTGGCCGTGGAACATCACATCAAGGCCATCACCCTGCAACTGTGTTGCTAGTTGTGTGGCGTTGAACCTGTCCATTGCAATCCCTTGGATGTCGAATCGTTCAGCCAGTTCATTGATGTCACGCCGTATCACATCGTAGTCAACTACGTTGCCTTCAGTTGCGGTGATAAAACCCTGCTTCACCCAGGACAGGTACGGCACACGGTCCCGCTTCTCGCGCATTTCGGCTTGTTCTTCTGGAATCCAGAACCACGGCATGATGAGCGTTTCATCGTTGTCGCCCTCGAACATCAGCACCATTGCTGACAGGTCGCGCGTGCTGGACAGGTCGATGCCGGCAATGCAGATTCGGCCTTCCAGGGATTCGGCATCGAACTTGCCAAGGCACGCATCCCATGATGCCATGTTCATCCATCTGGATTCCTGGCTTGTCCACTCGCACAGCAGCAGCCGGCGAAACGTGTTCTCGTAGGATGGTTGATTCTGTGCCTTCTGGCATTCACGCCTGAAGTAGTCCAGTTCCACAGTCGTGCCAAGGCCGGGATGAACACGCAGCCATGTTTCTTCTTCTTTCCAGTCCTCACCCTCTTGCAATCCGTAGATGACAGGCATGAACGCTGGATCATCAATGATCCCATCACGCACCTTGCAAGCGTAGTCATGCATCAGGTATGCAATCGATTGCCGATCCCAGCCGCTTGTGGTGATTGACACAACCAATGGCTGCTGCCTGGCTCCCGTGCTGGTGGTCATTACGTCGTACAGTTCACGGTTGGGCATGGCGTGAAGTTCATCGAAGATCACGGCAGAAGCATTTGCACCGTGCTGGTGGTCTGCATCGGCACTGATCACCCTGTAACTGCTGCCGGTTGATTCAATGGTGATGGCCTTGCGGTATGGCTTGCACACATCACGCAGCACTTCATCACGCATCACCATCGACTTGGCGATTTCAAACACGATTGATGCCTGATCCCTGGAGGATGCACAGCCGTATACCTCCGCACCTGGTTCACCGTCTACCAGCAACATGTACAAGGCAATGCCGGCACACAGGGTTGACTTGCCGGCCTTCCTGGGAACCTCGATGAACGCCTGACGGTATCGCCTGGTTCCATCTGGACGCTTCCAGCCAAACAGGTTTGCGATGATGGCGATTTGCCAGACATCCAACTCAAACGGTTGCCCGGCCTGCTTGCCCTTGCTGTGCTTCAGGAAGCGTGGGAAGAACTCCACAGCCTTCACTGCTGCATCCTCATCAAACCAGCAATCGCCGGCAGTTGCAACTGGATCGTATCCAGGTATTCCAGATTCAGATTGCGAGGAATCCACGCTTGTCATCTTCCTTGTTGCTTTGTTCTGGTACTTCGATTCTGGTTCGTGCCGATGGTGTCATGCCGAACTCCCTGAATAGCCTGGACAGTTGATCGGCAGCGGATCGAGCAATCGACACATACGGTGACTGCTGAAGGTACTTCACTTCGCCGGCATCATTCTTGATCGGGTATACCTCGCCATGCTTGGCAATCATTTCTTCAGCCTTGCGCCACTTGCCCCAGGTCTGGCACAGCAGTGCCAACGCCTGCCCGTCTATCTTCGTCAGCACACCCATGTCAGCCAGTTGTGGAACCAACTGCCGCCACGCAGCCTTGGCGTTCTTGTCGAGCCACTTTGGGCACACAGGCTTGCCGGCCTTCGGCTTCGGTTCAGCCTTGTTTGCGTCTGCTCGCCAGGAGCCACGCAACTTCAAGACCGCGCTTGGTGTTGGTGCTGGCCCACGCTTGCCCATCACGAACCGCCCTTCTGCCGCTTCGCATTCTTGCCGGTCATGGCTTCCCACCGCTGCACGATGACATCGCAGTAGGCCGGGTCGATCTCCAGGCCGTAGCACTTGCGGCCTAGTTGTTCAGCCGCAATCAATGTGCTGCCTGATCCAAGGAACGCATCCAAGATGATTGTTGCTTTATGGTTACCAATTGCCTTTGCCGCCAGAGCCACAGGCTTCTGCGTCGGGTGGTAGTTGTTGATGCGGTCGCGATCTTGATTCCAAACCGTTGCTTCAGTTGTTGCACCACACCATCTCAAAGTTGAGCCTTTTGGCTTGAAGTACAAGCAAGGCTCATGGCGTTGTTTGTATTGTGCATTCATCGCCGCATATGTTGCATTGGTTTTGTGCCAAACAATCAAAGCGTGAACCACGCACTCGTTGTCGTGGACCGCGTTGTATACATCTCTTGCCTTGCTGCCTGCGTGCCACATATAGCACGGCCCGTCAACAACTGACAGAGCAAACGGCAAGAACGCAAAGTAGATGTCGGTGCTGTCATCATCTTGCAACTTTTCTCTTGCTCGTTTGATGTTGACGTTACCGCTGTGGAAGTGTCCACCGTCATAGTCAACGCCATACGGTGGGTCTGTGAACATCATGTCAGCCATCTCACCATCCATCAGCCGCGCCACATCGTCGGCCTTCGTCGAGTCACCGCACAGCAGCCGATGGTCGCCCAGGAGGATCAGGTCGCCCGGCTTCGTGGTCGGGTCGGCCGGCGGTTCTGGCACTTCATCTTCAACGACTTCATCACCCGCCAGGCTTCGGATCATTTCATCAATTTCCTTCTGGCTGAAACCTGTTACAGCCTCATCAATCGTCTGGTCGCACTGAAGCGATGCCAGCGTTGAAGCCAGGGCATCATCATCCCACGCAGCCAGTTCTGATGTACGGTTGTCTGCAATGGCGTAGGCCGTTGCATCAACGCCTTTCAGTTGCGTCCTGACAACCTGGACATTCGACCATCCCAGTGACCTGGCTGCTTCAAGCGTCCCATTGCCGGCAATCACGATCCCCTTCGAGTCAACCACGATTGGCTTCTGCTGTCCGAACTTCTCCAGCGATGCCTTGATTGAATCAATGTTTCTGCCGTCATGCTTCCTCACGTTTGACGGGTCTGGCTTCAACTTGCCGATGGCTACCGATTCAGTTTTCATGCGTACCCCCTCCCCGGAAACTCGTGATCGTAAAAAGAGTGC